AAAGATGCATTTGGTAAAGTCGTGGATGAAGTGAGTGTAGAAGAGGCGAAGGTGATGGGATTTTTCTTTGGAGACGGTTCGTGTGGAAATTATAACGGAAAGTATACTTGGACTTTGAATAACACAAACAAAGATTTTCTATTTGAGATGGCAAACTTATGCCCTTTCAAAACTTCTATGTATGACACTATGGAGAGTAGTGGAGTATATAAACTAAACGCAATCGGTGACGTAAAAAGTGTGAGTAACAAATACAGATCACTGTTTTACAACGCTTCAAAGGAAAAGGTAGTTCCATCGTGTATTCTTAACGCTTCTATCCAAGTTATACAGGCATTCATAGATGGTTATTATATGGCTGACGGTGACAAGGATGTACATGGGTACACAAGAATGGATGCGAAGGGTAAAGAAGGGTCTATGGGTTTATTCATTCTTGGTAAAAGACTTGGTTACAACGTGTCGATCAATACAAGGATGGATAAACGAGATGTTTTTAGACAGACGTGGACCACGGGAACCCAACGAAAACCCCCGACGGCCATCAAAAAACTCGAAACCCTCGGAACCACTGATGGATACGTGTACGATCTCACCACAGAATCCCATCATTTCCACGTGGGACCCGGTGAACTCGTGGTCCACAACACCGATTCAGTCATGGTTGAATTCGATGTGGGTGAGAGGACTGGCATGGAAGCCATCGAGTACAGTTGGCAGCTGGGGGAACAGGCGGCCGAGGCGTGCAATTCACTCTTCAAAAAACCCAACAACCTCGAGTTGGAAAAGGTGTACTGTCCGTATTTCCTGTACTCCAAGAAGCGGTACGCGGCCAAACTGTGGACCAAAAACAAGGAGGGTCAGATGAACATGGACTACGTAGATGTGAAGGGTCTCCAACTCGTGCGAAGGGACAATACTCCTCACGTGCGGGAGGTGTGTAAAGAGCTACTGGATGTGGTACTGGAGAGTAACGACACGGTGGCCCCCAAAGCCCTGGCGCGAAAGCGAGCCGTAGAACTCTTGGAGGGTGAGGTGCCTCACGAAAAGCTCATCCTGTCCCAGCAGTTGGGTGACAGTTACAAGTCGTCGAATCTCTCACACGTCCGTGTCCGCGACAAGATGCGTGAGCGGCAACCGGGTTCTGAACCTCAGTCGGGGGACAGGGTACCTTACCTCCTGTTGGACACGGGTGACCACCGGGCCAAAGCTTTCGAAAAGGCGGAGGATCCCAAGTACACGGCCGAGAAGGGGCTCAAGGTGGATTACGTGTACTACTTCAAGAATAAATTCCTGAATCCAGTGTGCGATCTCCTCGAACCCCTCTTCGAGAATACCAAGGAGGAGATTTTCGGTGAGCTCATCACCAAGACGAAACCACCCAGGAAGAAACCAGAGCGTAAGAAGAAACAATTGATGATTGATGATCTATTTAAAAATGAGACGCCCCAATAAGACATGGGCATACCTGAAAAGGTGGCGGTACTTATCAACAATGAGGTCGAACGTAGACTTCACGAAGAGCTTTGTCACGTGGCCGAAAAGGTGGCGCAGTTGTATCAAGTTCCTCTGAAGATTGTTCGCAAGGATTTGTTGGGTGAAGAGTATTGCATGGGAGTCAAAAAGGCTGACGGCAAACTTTGCATGCACAAAGCTGTACTAGATGGCTACTGTATGAAACACGCGAATGACAAACGTCCGTTAGAACCCATAAACCAGGTGCGTTCTGGTGTCAGACATAATCATCCATTTCCATCACCCCCGAGATCCGACTGCCCGGCATGCAATATTCCCAAGAGTACAGAAAATCAGTTTAGAGGTTTAGGTAGTATCATGTAATAATGAACAAATCAGATATTCTACTATCATCCATCAACACCTTCTACGGTGTACCCGAGAATAGATCTACGCTCATGGAACTTCTCAACAAATCCGGGGGTATATCCCTCAGAAACCTCGAGTGGTTCATCACCAATTATTCCAAAAAGAATAACCTCGCCTACAAGACGAACGATGGAAAAATATTCAGCGTTCACTGTGCCTACAAGTCGAGTCTGGATGGGTACAGCAAAAAATTATTCGATCCCTTCTGTCGGTCAGCTAAAATCGCGTACACTATTCCTGGGACAGATGAGGAAATTCATACGACCGTGGCGCAGTTGAACTTCATCAGGTGGTGCATAAAGAATAATGTGGTGGAGTACATCCGAAAGAATCACGATACACTCTTCAATAAGCCAGCGACATGAATCCCCCGTCGAATACAAACGTTTGGTACCCCACGTAGTACAGATGTAACTCGTAGTCTCTCGTGAGTCCCTGTGTCAGTTTTACCTCTAGCACCGTCTTGTTTGATTGTAATTGTCCAAAGTCCAAACTTCCCGATGGCTCCACATTGATCGGATTCATCGAGAATGTGTACGTATAAATGTTTCTGTTGGGTCGCGACAGCCGACTGTTGAATGGTATCACGTATTTATAAAATGGGTGCGTCGTCAGTGGTATGTTCGGGAGGTCCTCCCCCTTTATGTATATCTTCGCACTGTCCATGATTGGTTCAAAGTACGAGTTGACAATTGAGTAGTTTGTGTTTGCCGAAAAGTTGAACCGATTATCGTACGTGGTGTCGGTGTCCCTCATGAACCAATTGAGCGTCTTGACTGGTATGTCGGGTACGAGCTCTAGGCGCGTCGTGTCGGTACTGGGATGTTTCTTCACTATGTCGGTGATGAACAGTTGTCTCTGGGTCATGAGAAACGTTCGCTCTTCGTGTGAGACGGTCATCTCCTCCGTGATGATGTCGAAGCCATCTATCTTGAGGGGGGTCGTGTAGTCCGTGAAGAATGATTGTTCATGAAATTCAATGTCGAACACGATCTTTTGTTTGTGAATGGCGCACAGTGGAAAGTATGGGCGGTTGGGGTTGTTCGTGGCGTACTCGTCCCCCTCGTATTTCCTAGAGAAGAACATGGGTATGGGAATCATGAGCTCGGATTCGAATTGAGATAAAAGAAAGTTACCGGTTAGGGAGGACGTATCCTCGGCTAAATTTCTATTGAGGGTGTACCTCTTCGTGCGCTTCTCCGAGGCGTCCAGGTATAATTCGTCGTATATGATTCCCCAATCGTCGTGAAAAATCTCCACCACCATCTCATCCACGCGCATAGTCAGGGACTTGATGAGGTGCCTCCCCAACTGATCCGCGAGATTGATACCCCCGGAGACCCCCGGGAACTTTAGGTGCACGTACATGTTACTCAGAAGATCTCCCATGTCTTTGGGGTACATGGTCACCTTGACAGTCTCCCCGAAAGGCCAGTTGGATTTATCACGTGGAGCAGCTACGTTCGTACTCCTGTGAAACTTTGTGAAATGTGCGTGTTGCTTGGGGTTATACTTAAAGAGGGAATACTCGGGATCATTACGAGTGAGATACGTATCTTGTTTACCTATCGCGTTGAGCGACACCTTGGCTCCTACTTCAGCCATACTATCTTATTGTACACAATTTTTTAAATCCATTTTCCACATATCAGAGAGTGAGGTTCTCTTCAGCGTCTCCAATTCATGGGCCAACTGCGTCGTCTCATCATTCAGTGCCAACACAGCCTCGTGGGTGTACTGGTAGGTCTTGATGTGCAGGAGGTAGTCGAATGAATCGTTCAGCTTGTCGAACAGTGACTCCATCTCCTCTTCCAGCTCCTGCTTCTTGCGCTTGAACACCACCAACTTATCGTTTATGACCATATCCACAAACTTAGCCATGTTCATGTTCTTCTTCATCGACCGTTCCAGTACATCGATCATATGTGCCTTGCGCTTCTTGTACGCCTCCATCCTGATGTCCACAAAGTCCGTGAGGATAGCCTCGGGTGATTCGTATTTGTGGATGCCTCGGGTGGGATGGAAGAGATGCATGTTCGAGGTGTGAAACGCCTTCTGAAGTTTGAAATCCTTCACGGCATCCGACCCCGTGTACCCGATGATGTCAAAGTCCACCTGTTCAGTCGTGCTGTTGTTGGTGTAGTTGGTAATCACCTTCTTGTCGATGAGGGTATCCAGGTACTCCTTGAAGTCCTGGGTCCATCGACCCGGTGGCAACTCGGTAATCTTGATAGCCCCAGCCTTCACAGTCTCCCACTTTCCCTCCGCCACCCACGAACCCTCGCCATCGGCCGTGACAGTCCCCTTGAATCCCCTAAACCACGGCTTCATGGGTACCAAGTCCTTCCCCGTGAGTAATCTGTCTATGTTGTCACGGATGTCCGAGGGATTGTAGGGTGGCACGTAGCAGCTGAATCCCGTGCCGATACCCTCGGTACCATTGACCAACACAGTGGGAATGACCGGCACAAAGTGATCGGGCTCTATGCTCTTCCCATCGTCGTCGAGGTACTTCAAGATGGCATCATCTTTCGGATCGTACAACTGTCTCGCCTGCTTCGTCAATTTGGTGAAGATGTACCTGGGCTGGCTCGCATCCTTACCACCGAGTAAGCGAGATCCAAACTGTCCACAGGGTTCCAAGAGATGAATGTTATTGGACCCCACGAAACTTTGCGCCAGTTTGACAATCGTGTCAGCCAGGGACACCTCACCGTGATGGTAAGACGTCTTCTCAGACACGTAGGCTGCCAATTGCGCCACCTTCATCTCACTCGCGAGGTTTCTGGCAAAACACGCGTAGAGCACCTTGCGCTGTGAAGGCTTGAGACCGTCGGACATGTGTGCGATGGAGCGTCTCAGGTCAGCCAGACTGAAATTCACGAGATCCTTGTGGATGAAATCAGTGATGCCCAGTTTGTCGACCGACCCATAGGCCACCTCGAGTTCTGAAGGTTTCTTCTCGGTGGATGCCAGTAGCCACTTCCTCCTGTCGTCAGCCTTCGTCTTGTCAAAGGCGAGCACCACAGACTCCATGGTGGTCTCATCTGGATCGAAGCGTACCGTGAGGTCCCCGATCATCTTGAAGTATTCCCGAGCCTCTGCCGACGTGGATGTACCCAGACCCTTGTAGTACTTAATCTTCCAACCAGGTTTTCCCTCCCCGTACCACTCTCTGAAGGTCGAGTCGGTATAGAAGGATTTTGTCGCGGACCCCTTCGTCGCCTTGATGATGGGTGTCACCATGCTCACCACGAATCCAAGGTCCAACAGACTGGGCCAGAAGAAGTGAATCATGTTGAGTATGAGTCCCTTGATGTGACTACCGTCGGCGTCTGCATCCGTCATGATCATCAGCCGACCGTATCGAAGTTCAGACAGGGAGGTGTACACCTTGTCCTGCTGGAGCCCTAAAATCTTCTTGAGATCGTTAAACTCCTTGTTGTCCATGAGTTGCTTGACCGACGCATCGCGAACATTCTTGCACTTGCCTCGTAGGGGAAAGACCCCGTAGTGGTCCCTACCCACGATGGAAAGCCCCGCGACAGCCAGGGTCTTCGCAGAGTCCCCCTCCGTGATGATCAGCGTACACTTCCCAGAGTTCGCGGACCCCGCCTTGTTGGCGTCATCCAGCTTGGGTATCCCCGTAATCTTAGACTTTCTGTTTCCATCCGTCTTTTTCAGTTCTTTGAGCTCCTTAAACTTGGACAGTGCCATGAGTTCAGTCTGGATGCTCGTCTTGAGAATATTCTTCACGAACGTCTTGGGTGGTTCAAACTTGCTCCCAAACTCCTGGGGCTTCAGGGTACAATCAGACTTCACCTGACTTCCAAAACTCGGATTCACCAGCGTCGCCTTGACAAACACCATGAAGGCATTCTTCACCTGATGGGGTCGAAGCTGAATCTTCTTCTTCATCTCCTCGATGATACCCGCGGAAATGATGTTCGCCACGTGATCCACGTGGGTCCCACCTTTGGTGGTGCAGATGCCGTTGACGAATGACACGTGTTCAAATCCATCATCACTGGGGGCGACACACACAGACCAATTGTCACTGGTGGCTGTGATAATCTCATCACTCTTCGTGTACATCTTCGCGTAGGTACTCAGGGGACACTTGGGGAGGACCTCCCCCTGAAACTTCACCTTACAGTTTGCAGACGTACACACGTTCGCATCATAGACACGCTTTTCAAAAATTTTATAAATATCATCGTCGAGACCAGACATGCCAAACAGGTACCATTCAGGGGTGAAAGAAATGCAAACGGATGAGGTGCTGGCAGAATGAGATGTGATTTTCGGGGGGTCGCACGCGCGCATGTTTTTCGTCCAGGTCTGGGTGTACTTTTTTTTGTTTTCTCCATCTTTAATCGTCACGGTAAACTTCGTGGAATAGACATTGGCGAGTTTGGCACCGTATCCGTTACGACCCCCGACAACCCTCTTCTCGTTGTCATCGTAGTTGGTACTCGTCAGGAGGTGACCAAACGTGAGCTCAGGGTTCCAGATACCCTCCTTCTCATGCATCCTGATGGCGATACCACCCAGGGGACCATTGTTCTCCACGGATATGGTACCCGTCTCTCTGTCGATAGACACCGATATGGAGGTGGTATTCTTGGGGTACAGGGAGTTCCTGTCGATGGCGTTGACCAGAATCTCA